CGGTTGTCGTCATAGTTTGACTTCATGGCGTCGGTCATCGGCTTAGCGATTTCTTTCATGTTTGCCACGTACGCTTTGCGAAAACCAGGCTCAACTTTGTTCAAGTATTTAACAGCGTCTTTGACACCATTAACTTGAAGAGTCAAATCGGTTGTCATCGCTGTTTTCTGCTTTCGTTTATGACTTTAATGACCGTCGCTAGGTCATTATTGTCAAACTCTACTTGCTGGGGCCAGTACCCTGTCGCTACTAAAACTTGGGCTAGAGCGTTTCGGTAGGTACTGGCACCGTAGGGCGGTCTGGCTCATCGTTGACCACTTCGAGCAACACCAGCTTTTTAATAAAGTCATCTAGGACTACCGGCACGGTGACATTGTGTTGTTGGCATGCCTGGTGTGCTAGATACGCCAAATCTTCAATGCCAATACCGCTGGCCATGTCGCTGGCTTTGCGTTTGAACTTGCGTTCCCACGAAACGATAGTGAAAAGGTTGGTACTTACTTCTACAGGGCCTTCGCCCTGGTCAACTCTAAGTGTTAGCTGCATGTCGGGCCTTTGCTGTTGGTGGTTAGATCAAGAAACAACGGTGGTGAGAACGCCACCCTTAAAAGTAATTGAAATGGTGCTTAATTCGCCCATGGTTGCGTTAATTACGGGCAGACTTTCAAGATAAGCGCCCACCAATTCAAAGCGTGGTTCTGTGGCACTAGCTGTGGTCAACCCTGCAACGGTGTTGGAAACCTTTACGGTGGTGGTGGTGCCAACTAGAGCTGCCAAAGTTGCGTAGGTTTCGCTGGCCGCATAACTCATGTATAGGTCAAGCGTAATTTCCTGATTGAAAAGCCCACTAACAAACACACGGCTGGTGCTACCAAAGGCTGTTGATTCAAGGGCTTCGGCCATGTTGGTGACCGTGGCGCTGGTGCATTGGTCGGTCAACGAAACGCTGTTGACCATTACGCCTGGGTTAGAAAGGTATGTCGAAGTAGCCATGGGTTAATCCTTTTTCGGTTGTGCTTTAGTTTTAGCAGATTTTGGGGTGGGCTTGTCGCTGGCTGGTTCGTCAGATTCAATAAACCCGTGAGCTAGTAACGCTTCAATGTTTGTACCGGCACCAGGCACAAATTCTGCGCCTACTGTCCCGATACGTTCGCTAATAATTGTGTATTTCATAATCACCCTGTCTGTGCTTGCATGTCAATGGATAAGTCATATGCGGCAAAAGTTTGGCCACCAACGGGTATGTAACCAGGGCGCCCAGATTTCACGGCGACATTCTTTGCTAGGACTTGCGCACACATGCTTAAAACGTTACGTAAGCCGTCTAAATTGCCTGGCCCTAGTGTCACTACTTTTACCGAAAAATTCATGGTAACGATGTTGTAGTTAAAGCAATCAAAACTGGGTGCGTCAATGAACACGCACGGTGGGTTAATCTTTTCAGGGTCAAACACCACACGCATGCCTGTAATGGTTGCAAGGGTTGTTGCTAGGTCGTCTATCGACTCATTGAATAGGTCGGTGTAAACAGTCATTACGCAACCGCAGGCCGTGGGATACCAGCCAATTGTTTGATTAACGGCGACAGCCCAGACACGGTGGCGTTACCCATATCGCTAAAACTTGCGAATTGGTCTATGGCGCCACGTTGTCTATAGATCGAGCCGCCAAACATAATTGTTGCCAGCTCTACGTCACCGCTGGGGGCCGTAGTTAATGAGTCCGTGTAACCTGACTCTTGACGTCTACGAAAAATAAAGTTGTTGGCGCTTGAAGCACACTGAGCCAAGAAAGCGGTTTCGTCAACACTTGCCAAAGCAATGCCTAGCCAGGTGCCTATCTGTGTGCCGGTCACCCAGGTGCAAACTTCGGTATATGTCAGGGTGCCTTGCGGTATTGCAGCTGAACGGTCAAGGTTGTCACCTGCGTCATAAAACAACACCTGATTTGGTATCGGGTAGTTGTAATCAAATGTCAGATCGCCAGTACTGGTTACGCCCGTAAACAAATATTCGGGTATTGCGTAAACATTGTGCGAACCGTTCAAACCGTGGCCTAAGCCAGCAAGCGTGAACGGTAAGCCCAAATTTAGTTCGGGTTCTGTCAATGTTTGAACCACAGCGTAATCGTCTAAACGCTGGTGGAATATGACTTGATAAACAGCCATGGGCGGCTAACCGCCTTTCGACTAAGCCTGGGTGATCTTGCGAATCATGCTTGAGTTAGCAGCAAACACTGCCGCATAACCGAACATGCTCATGGTGCGTGAAACGGTGCTGGGGTTCTCAACCGAAAGCAGGCCACGGTCAGCACGGTAAATTTCGTAAGCGTTGGCGTTAAAAATCACCATGGTCTTTGCGGCAAAATTCTTGTCAACGATGATCTGCAAGCCAAGTGGGTTGGCGTTTTGGAAAGCGTTTACGCCACCAGCACCAATGGTGTTGAAAGCGTTGAGTTGTCCACCGGTGTAACCGAAAATTGGGCGGTTCGTGGTGTCGACTAGCTGCATCATCAAGCCCCAAGTTGCTGGGTCAACAGCAATGTGTGTTGGCAAGAAGTTGGTGGCCGCAACGGTTGTAACTGCACAATCGTAAATTGACTTGAGCAAGTCGGCCACGGTCAAGTCCCAAACACCATCGCTGCTTGCGCTTGACACAAGGGTGTCACATGCGTAGTTGTCAATCGCCAAAAGGTACTGGCCTGCAAGGTCCTGCATGATGATTGCCATAGCGGCTGGGTCTGTGAAATCAACGGTCTGGTAAGACAAGGTGGTGGCGCCAGCAAACGTCTTTTTGGTAACCGTATTCGAGGCGATCACTGAAGTGGTTGCAGACACTGCGTCAAGCTGTGACGATTGCTCGGCCACGGTCGGGTGTGTAGTCCAGGTCGGGCGTAAAAAAGTAGAGCCTGCGCCGCCGCCTGGCATAGCACGGGTACCCACTGCGGTAAGCAATGGTGCGATGTAATTAATGTCCTGGAAAACGGGGCCCAAAATCAAAGCCGGGACCACACCAGCGACATTTGAAGAGACCACATCGCCAGCTGCCGCTTCAATAGGCGACTGGTGGAAAGTGCGGTAATCGTTCCAAACTTTGTTGGCGTTAGCGGCTTCAATGCCACCCTTGTGCATGGCGGCCATGAATTCGTGGGCGCTGGGCAAACGTGGTTCACGCTTTGCGGTGGCAAAAATCGGTGCGGTTGGCACTACGGTTTCTTCAACAACTGCAGGGGTAATTTCCATTTTGGGTTCTTCCTTTGGTTCTTCGACTTGTGGCGCTTCCGCCGCTACTTGACTGATCGTAGCACCAGCGAAAGCAGGCGTGGGGACTAGCGACAGCTCTATCCATTCGGCAGCCAAGATGGTCATGTTGCCTTCATCGTCGTACTTAAATTCTGTAGGGTTGACACCTACTGACACGCTGTCAATTACACCGTCAGCTGCAAGCACTAGGGCTTCGTCACCGGCACGGGTTGACGATACTTTGGCTGTGAAATACATGGCTTCGGGACTGTCTACACGTTCGGCCACTAAACCGACAGGTTGGGTGCTGTCGTGGTACATGTATAGGCGTGGGGCTTTACCGTCAACGGGCAAACTGCCTGGTGCGAACTGCACGGTGGTGCCATCGCTGACAGTGGCAAAAGTGTTGTAAGGCACCGCAATGCCTGTGATGGTTCGGCGTGCTTCACCGTCTGGGCCTGCGGCTTCGACAGCAAATGTGTTTGATGTAAAACGAATCATGTCGCTAGTTCCTCTTGTGTGTTTTCTTGTGGTTGTTGTTGTGGTTGGTACATTTCGGCACCTTCAGTTTTTAGATAGTCCTCGTAGTCCCATTTAACATAGGTGCCACGGGGCAGTTGCTGACTCAAGGCGCTAGTAATTGCTTTGGCGTACATTGACAGGCCGAAAGTCCAAAGGTCAGACTTGGCGCTATCGCTGTTTGTGTAGGCGTAACTACCTGTTGAAATACCCAACAAATACGGGGGTACATTGCACAAGTTTGCAATTTGCTTACTTTGATATTCGGCGGCGTCAATCAACAGCATTTTGTCTGGTGTCGCATTGGTTTCTGTGTACGTCAAAAATTCGTTTAGTGCAGCTGTTTGATTGCTGGCCCGTGCCAAGTTAAACGCTTCAGCTAACTGTGCAAGTTCAATTGCTGACAACGGTTCGCCACCAGTTTGTTTAAGTACACCGGCAGGAATGGCGCTACTAGCGTTTCGATACCTGGCGTCTTCAAGCTTTAGGGCTGTCGCTATGGTTTGCTCGCTCATAAAGATCATGCCCTGGGTTGGGCTGTAAATTTGAACAACATCGGCTGGGTCTATAGCGCCACCGTTGAAATAAATTTCTTTTGATTTACCAAACCACACGGGGCCGTTTGCGTCGGGCGTCGTAATACTGCCCTGGGGTAGACGAGTGGCGCTGGCCATGTAACCGTCTTTTGTTCGACTTGTGATGTAAAGAAAGCAACGGCCAAAAAAGAAAAGATCATCAAATACCCAAGGAAACAAGAAGTTGTTTGGCATTTCGGGGTCAAGTTGTTTCAGCCAGGAACGTGGCGCCAGCGGTACGGTTTCCATTTCTTCACCGTTCCACATTTCGGTACACATTTTCAGTTCCATGTTTGCCAGGACTGAGGCCATAAGGTCACGGCTTCGACTGATAGCGGCAACCGACATTGCACGGTTACGCATAAGGCCAGCCTGGTAAGACCACCAATCACCAATGAGGTTAGGGCCAGCAACTTGCGAACTGTAATAGGCACCGCCAACTGCAGCTGCTTGCACAGACGGTGTCTTAGACACAGCAAACATTGGTTTGCCTACAATTTTAGGCCGTGACGATTCGGCAATAGCCCATGCCATGCACCGGCACAGCTCGATTGGGCCAGGCGACTTTTGGCTAGACAGAACAACCCCACCGCCAGTTTTGGTTAGCACGGCACGGTTGACATGTTCAGCTAAAGACAGTTCGCCACGGTGTCTTACTTTGCCTTCAACAATCATTTTTTGGATAAGGCCCGAATACTTGAGCAGTTCGCCGTACCCAATGACGGTGCTTCGACGTTCCAAATGTTTCGGCAAATGTAAATGCAGGGCTGGCGTAATGACCAGACTTGTGGCCGTGTCAGCCATGACCCGTTCTACTTCTTCCCACATTTGATCTTCGGTATCCACCATAAATTCGACACACACATGGGCTTTAGATTCAAGCACTGATGACCTGACGCCTACATAGCGTCCGTCTGTCAGGTCGGTGTCAACAGCCAACACGCCACCTGGTGGCATAGGCACATCGGTTTTTTGTTTGTCCCAAACGCCAGGTTGAAGCCAAGCACCACGAGCCGAAACCCACATATTTAAGTGCGCTCGAAGAAACGAATCTTTTTTAGATACTGCCCGTAACGCTTCAACGGTCACGGTTTGTCCCATGGCTGGGTTGGCCATAATCCAATTGGCTTCATTTCTAGGGTCACTACCTGGCTTCATGCTGTATTCGGCAAAATAAAGGTTGCCGGTATCGCCGTTGTCAATCTCAGATATGGCCGCTTCTCTAAAGGCTATGAAACAGGCGCTCGACTCGTCCCCAGCCGTTGACCACATACTCAATAAAGGGCCACCATTTCCAATAGCAATTTGGCTTGGCCGTAACGCTTCGTCCACCACCGCCGCCGAAATATTCCAAAGTTCGTCAATCAAAATACAGTCGTAACTACCACCGTGCAGGTTTGGTGTCGCAGCTCTAACTTCCCACGTTGACCCATCAGGCATTTTTACAGACTTACGGCCCAAAGCATTAGCCGCCTTCCCACCAAATTTGTCCACAAGTATTGGGGCGATAAACCCAAAGATTGCTTCAGCACGGTCAAGCTTGTTGGCAACCGAAAGCACCGCCTGGGGTTTGCCTCGAATCACCGCCATTTCAGTAAGCCACCAACCAATTAAAGCCTGCAAAGCAACAGACTTACCTTGCTGGCGTGCTGTTGACACAAGGGCTTCACGAAACTGCAGATTGCCTTTACCGTCATGCGACAACTGACCTTCAAGCACATGCTTTTGCCAGGTCATCAGGTCGACACCCATATGAGCTGAAGCCCAGGCAGAAACCCTTGCACCGTAACTGTGCTGGTTCAGGCCCACCGTTTCAAGTCTGGGCAAATGCGCTTTGACTTGCGCTAGTTCGGGCTGGTTCCCGTCAGTTTCGCCCAAAATGTTTGTAAAGCATTGGGTCGGGCC